ACAAGAAGATCACAAATTTTAGACGCTTTAGTTCTTAAATTTAAACAAATTAATGGAGCAGGGGATTACAGAACTAATCTTGCTAATCAGGTGTTCCCAACAATGAAGTTTTGGGACGAAATTAGCACTTATCCAGCAGTACATCTATCTGCAGGAACAGAAACAAGAGAATATTATGGTGGAAATAATAGATGGAGATTTTTAACAATTACAATACGAGCATATGTAAACCAAGAAGACCCAGTTGAGGCACTTTGTTTACTGCTCGAAGATATCGAATATGTACTAGATAACAATTTAACTATTAGTTATTCAGATGCATATGGAAGCGCTAGTACCGCACAGACAACTATCATCAGTATTGATACTGATGAAGGAGTCTTGGCACCTCTCGGTATTGGCGAAATGATTATAGAGGTGCGATATTAGAAAACGGGATATTGAAGCAAAAGCACAGATATTCCCCTTTTCAAGAAATTATAGGAGACTATAATGGCAACAAAACTATATTTTAGCAGAGATACGAAAGTATACGCACATGTACCAATGTCGTCAGCGACTACAAAAAATATGTACTTTGAGTTACCCGTTTTAGACGGATTTTCGTTTTCTCAAGCAATGAATACTAGTGAAATTACTTTAAATGAAGCACAGGACACTTCAGGAGTTAGTAGAAGAGGTCGTTCAATGTTTAACGATTCATTTGCACCCGTTGAGTGGAGTTTCTCCACTTATATGAGCCCTTTTACACATAATGCTGCAGGTACTATTGACGGTGTAACAATCGGTAGTTCAATAGGAACAACTGGAGCAGCACATGCTACTGATAATACAGTATGTGAAGTTTCTTCCGCTCTATGGGCTATGTTCTTTGGACAAACTGTAGATGCAGGATTAACTGAAGGTACAACAAACTTAGCAATAGTCCAAAGTGGAGCTAATAAAGCTACTATAGGGGTATTTGACCTTTATTTTGTGCTCGGAGCCTCACAAGCTAGCAATAGAAACTATCAGATAGGAGCAACCGCTTCTAGTCAGCTGATTTATAAAATCGAAGGTTGTTCAATAAATGAAGCTTCATTTGATTTTGATTTAGATGGAATAGCTACTGTAAACTGGTCTGGAAATGGAAAAATAATTACAGACACAGGTGCTAATTTTAATAGACAAGGCCAAACAGATACTGTTTATGAAGGCGTAGCGAATACTACAGGTTTCATAAGAAATAGAGTATCTGATTTAACAATTACAGGAGACCCTTCTGGAAGTACAATAACTTATGCTACTACTTTAACAGGTGGTAATATAACTATGAGTAACAATCTTACTTATTTAACTCCAGAAACTCTAGGTGTTGTTAATCAACCCTTAGGGCATGTAACAGGCAGTAAATCAATTGGAGGAAACTTCACTTGCTACCTAGATAGCCAATCTGGTAATCCAAGTGCAGAACTTTATGAAGATTTAGTAGAAGCTACTACCGATATTCAAAACTCATTTAGTTTGACTTTTGATATTGGAGCAAGCGTTGCTCCGTACTGCAAAATCGAAATGCCAAGATGTCATTTAGAAGTACCAACTCATTCAATTGAGGAAGTAATTTCAATGGAAACTAATTTCCATGCGTTACCACAAGACTTTGACGAGACTAATGAAATCACAGATTTCTTATTCTATGGAAAAGACGTTAACGCATAACAACTAGGCTGTTAGGGCGGTACGCCGCCCTAACATTTTTTAACAAACAATAATAGGAAACAACCAGCATGAATGAACAAACAACCCCAGCAACGCCATTAGTGTCTTTATCAACACTAATGACGCCAAGTAAAACAGTTTCTATAGACTTTCCAGATATGGAAGGTTTTTCAGTTGATCTTTGTTATTTAGCGAGAGATGAGCTTATGAAATTAAGATCTCGCTGTTTAAAACAAAAATTTAACAAAAAAACAAGAGCTTTTGAAGAAACTCTTGATGAAAATATATTTTTAGTAGAATACGTTAAATCTATTATTAAAGGTTGGAAAGGATTAAAATATAAGTATTTAAAAGAACTTATGCTTGTAGACGTAGAGAGTATGAGTGAAGATGACGCGCTACCATTTACAAGAGAAAACGCAGAATTACTTATGAAAAATTCTTTAGACTTTGATACATGGGTAACAGAGACAGTAGGTGATCTTGAAAATTTTACCAAGACCAAGTAGCTAGAATATTTAAGCTACTTGAGAGAAAATACAACTCTAACTCTCAATTTAAAAGTTATGAGGAATATTCAAAAGTAATGGAAAAATTAGGACGAGAACCTGATCCAGATAAGGCTCCGCCAGAAGAATGGCAGTTTCCTCTTGAAGTGCAAGAGGCTTTTTTAATACATTCCATACTTACTGATAAATGGGACGGAGCTAATGGATCTTATTTAGGTAAAGATTGGTCAGCTTTGTCTACCCATTTTAATACTTTTAAGATTGAGGATAGAAAAATAATAACTTATTTTTTAAAAATTATAGATCAATTTTATACTAAATATACAAATGAAAATTTAGAGAAAAAGCGCAAAGCTAGAGAAATAAAAACTCCAAGCGGAACACAAGTTCCTACAAATATATCAAAAAACTATGGCAAAAAATGAATTTACAGTAACTTTTAGGGTTCAAGAAGATGGCTCTTTGAAGCAAATTGGACAACAAGCTGAAAAAACTGGTAAAAAAATAAAGAGAGGAGTCACAGACCAAGCTCATAGTGCAGATCGTGCTATGAAAGGTTTAAGTAGACAATCCTCTAATGCAACTAAAAACTTCTCTAAAATGTCTCAAGGATTGGCAGGAGGCATTGTACCCATATATGCTACATTAGCAGCTCAGGTATTTGCTATATCTGCTGCCTTTCAATTTTTAAAGGGAGCAGCAGATTATAGAATGTTATTAGAAGGTCAAAAAGCTTTTGGTATAGCTACAGGAGTAATGTATAAAGGATTAACAAAAATTATAATGGACGCTACAGATGCTCAAATTACATACGCTGATGCTGCATCAGCAGTAGCAATTGGTACTGCTTCAGGCCTACAGCCTGCTCAGTTAGAAAAACTAGCGGTTGCAGCTAAACGTGCCTCAATAGCGTTAGGAAGAGATATGACGGATTCTTTTAATAGATTAATAAGAGGTGCCACAAAAGCAGAACCAGAACTCTTAGATGAATTAGGTATTATATTAAGATTAGACCCAGCCCTTAAAAAGTATGCAGATAAACTTGGAAAAACTAAAGATCAACTAACAGCATTTCAACGAACACAGGCAGTAACTAATGAAATATTAGAGCAAGCTGAGACGAAATATGCAGCAATTGAAGCCATAATGGATCCTCAAACCAATAAACTAAATGAAGCCGCTGTAGCTTTTGATGAAATGTTAAATGCTTTTAAATTATGGTTAGCGGGGCCAGTAGAAAAGCTAGCCGTTTTCTTTTCAAAAAATATGACTTCAGCAATAGCTATAGTAACCCTATTCGCAATGTCTATAGTTAGGAGTATGCTTCCTTCTTTAGCAGAATGGCAACAAACTAACGCTGATAACGCAGCAGATCATAGACTTAAAATGGCAGGTATGAGAGAGGACCTTAAAGCCTATAGAGCAGAATTAGCAGCAACTCAAGCTCAAGCTAGAGGAGGCTATGCGGCAGGCTTGGGGACACAGCAACAAAGAGCGGCCAGGTTGGACTCTAGTACCTATGCAGCAGGTACTGGAATGTATATGTTATCGAGAGGTAAAACGCCTTCTAAAGGTCAGTTAGGATCATTAAAAGGACAGCTTAAAAAGAAAATTGGACCATTTAGTGATAAGGCTTTAGGGGGAAACAAAAAACAGGCGGAAGCAGTACGTAAAGAATGGGATAAGACTTTTAAAGACATGGATAGAAACGCAAAAGGTACAGGAAGAACTATAAAAGGTACAATGAAAGAAATTTCACTTTCAGGAAAAATATCAGCAGGTAAATTAGGAACTCAGTGGGGAGCAGTAAAAACTGTGTTTATGGGTATCTCAAAATGGGCATTAAGAATATTTGGTTGGATAACTAAATTTGGACTTTTAGTACTTATTTTCCAAAGTTTTGCGGGTCCGTTAATGGATTGGGTAAAAGGATTGATGGGTGTAAATGAATCAGCAGAAATGGCTGAAGAAGGTATGCAAAAATTTATTGAGCAACAAAGAACTTTAAATGCAGAAGCAGCAGAATTTTTACAGTATGCCAAAGAGATAGAAACAACTGGTTATTGGGCAACTATTGCGCAAAAAGCCAATGTTGTTACAAATCTAAGACCTTTAGAAGCCCTAGACAGGTATGGTCAAGCATTAACAGAACGAGAGGCTGCTACGCAAACGATGAATATTAGTAGGAGCAGAGGTGGAGGAGTACAAAGTGGTGGCCCCTTCGCATTGGGAAGGTGGTTAAATGATCTAACGTCTAGAACAATAGGTGGTGTGCTATCTACAGAACTTGAAACAGAAGTAGAAGCTAAAAATGTAGTTAAAGAACTCAGAGAAGAGCTGGTAAAAACTTTTGATATAATGGCAAAAACAGCAAAAGTGCCTTTCTTTGAGAAGATGAGAGAACAACTCGCACGCAATGGGGACTTGACCAAAGAACAAAGGATAGAATTAGAAAGGCTTATGAAGATTTTTAATGAAGGAAAGTTTGCTATATCACAAGAACAGTCCCAAAGAGATAAACTGACAGGTGCTAGAGGTCAATGGTTTAGACCTAAGGCAGATAATAGAATGAAGTATTTTGATGAAGTAGTTGGTATGCAAAAGAATCTTCAAGCACAAATAGCTTTAGCAAAGCTTATTCCCGCAAAGACTACAGAACAACAAGAAGAATACATGAACAATGTTGCGGAGGAGAAAAAACTAGCAGAAGACAGATTGTTTATAGAACGAGTAATTGCAGATTTACAGAAGTCTAAAGTCGAT